TTGATATCTAATAAGTCTTCTATGACTTCCCTTCTATTAGGAGCATTAAGTTGCATGAATGGAACGAAAGTGCTACTACCAAGAATAGAAATCTGTGTGAAAGATTTGTAATTAAATTTAAGTATCTTTTGCTCGAGATACTTTTGGTAGTCATTGTTTGCTGCAGACTGGTCAATAAGTGTGCCGTTACGATATATCTCAAAGACATTTGGTTTGATTCCTCTTACTACTTTATAACTTGCCTGCCCTACTCTAAACTCACACTCAACTATGGTATCCCTTTCATTGATCGTGTTAACTAACTGCGATCTGGTAATCTTTCTGAAGGGTTTATTAAACAATACAAAACACAAGGCATCAAGCATTGTTGATTTTCCTGCACCATTCTCTCCAAAGACAACGGTAGATTTATATCTTTCAAGATCTAAATATGTGAATCCATTTCCTGTTGATAGGAAATTTTTCCACTTCACTTTTTCAAAAACAATCATGTATTAGGGTCGTCGTATTTACGAAGGATATAAAGTGCAATGGAAGCACCAATCGATGATGCACCTAAGACGATTAAAAATAAAGGCATTAGTCTATGACTGAAGGGGGAGGAACAACAAAGTCATTCTCTGTTATGATAGCATACCTGTATCCATGTTGTCTACAGTTTGATATAACATCTTTACGAGCTACTTCTGCCACATCTAATTCTCTAGGAAAATCCACATCCTCTAGCATCATATGATATCTGTCAGCATCATCCTTAACCGCAAAGATCTGCACGATACGCTCTAAAGACTTATCATCTTTAACAGCGTAAACACCACCAGTTTTCTTTTCGACTAAGACAAACATTATACCTCTACAGATTCCATGTATAGATTTTTTAATATAGCAAAGATTTCATCTTTGTGTGGCAACTCTTGGACACAAGTTTCAAGGATAGTAAGTGTATCCTCTACCTCTACATCAGTTGCATCTTCCAAAATATAGGTGTTATCTTCTATAATCTTCAAGTCTGCTACACCTGCACATTGGATATAGCGAATAGTCTGATCGAATTTTGCTTGATCTGTTTTATCGTCAACGATCAGTTTAACATAGGTGTTAGTAAAGTCAAGACCCTTGATATCATCTATAGTTGTTTCTGAATAAAAGATCTTATGAAACACTTCGTATGGATTGTGAGTAAACGAAAGTGAAAGATCATCTGTATTTAGCAGATGAAACCCTTTTTTCTGACCGTAATCATTCCAGTAGAGTTGATTCGGGTTACCAAGATATTGAATATTCTTTTTCTTACTCTTCAAATGATAGTGTCCTGATAAGACCATATCAAATTTATCATATGGTGTGGCATCAGCACCATGATTCATAACAATACCAGGTATAGCCTCAAAACCACTAAGCTCAAGATGACCTACGCAAAGATTTGATTCACTATTCTCGATTGCATCCATAGTGGTGTCTTTACTCTCTTCACATACCCAAGGAATACAACATACATTTTTACCACCAATAGTATAATCACCAGGCACATCAATAATATTAATATTATCGTAGTCCTTAAGTAATAACTCAGGTGCATTTACCTTGAGAGTATTCTTAAAGTAAATATCATGATTACCAATCAACATATTCATAGTGACACCACGATCACGGAGTGGGTCAAACCACATCTCCTTAGCAGCATCTAAACTATTGAAGTTGATAGTCTTTCTTTTATCAAAAGTATCACCAAGATTTAAAACCTCTGTGATTCCCAACTTATCAATGGTTGGTATAACAATTTGAGAATAGAATTGTCTGTATCTTTCTAGAAATATCAGACTGTCATTACGAACTCCAAAGTGTTGGTCAGTTATAACCAATACATTCATGTATTATCCTCTCATAGTGGTTTCAATTCTGCTCTTGATGGAATTCATCTGGGCATGGTCATCCTTATTGTCTGTAGAAAATACCTCATCATATCCACTCTTTTCAATTAGTTTATCTTTGATATCCATTTGACGTTTTTCTTTAGCAATACGACGTAGAAATGCATAATACACTATTTGAGTAAAGTATGCAAATGGGTTAGTTGATTTCGCAGGGTCAAAGTTATCAATATACTGTACACAGTTCTCTATCCCATCACATATCATGTCATCTTTATACATGTAATTGATAAAGTTAGGACGATAGGAGAGATGCGTTGCTATTTTTAAAAAGCATTCTCCAATATAGTTTGGGATTCTTGGTTTAGGTAGATCAAACTCAGCAGCATGCTTGACGTCCTTGCGGTATACCACGAGCTCGTCGAGAAACTTTTTGTTATCTACATAGTGTTGTTTTTTAGCTTTCCGTGGCATTTATTGCTTCCGAATGACTTAAGTATACAACAGTTATATCGTTACGTCAACCTTTGTTACGCCACTGCTTTTCTAGCTTCTTACGGAAGTCATCAACTTTACCAATAAGTCCCATGGTTTCATTCATTGGTGCAGTGTAGTCGTCTTTAGGACCTCCATATTCTCTTCGTAACCACATACGATACATGGCAATAGAGTCATCACTCATAGGTGCTACGCAAATTATATCTGGCTCTCTAATTAAATAAAAATCTTCTTCACTAAACATCATCCACTTGGTAAAACCAATAGCAAGACCTTGATGCTTACCCTCTGCTACAGGTGTAGCATGTGGTTTGGCAGGATTGGACACAAAAATAAGAGTATCACCCTTGTCATCAGTAGCGATCATAGGTCCTAAGACCTCATCACCAGAGACTAGTTTGACTACTCCGTAGAATTCTTGCTCGTGTTGAATGTAGTTAATCATTTTTGAATCTTACTTTAGTGACTTCATAATCAAACTCTTCGGACTCGTATATCTTCATTCTTTCTATGAGATGTCTAAAAGTATAATTATGGTATGATCCCTTCGTGCAATCATCAGCTATATCATATAGAGTTGCCTGTGATTTATTCTCTCCTTTTCTAAGCACCCTACCTATAGACTGTAAGTTACGGACTCTAGATTTGGATGGACTAGCAAAGATAACATTGTGCAAGTTGCGAATGTTTATACCTGTCGAGAATGTGCCATAGCTCGCAATGATTATAGCATCCTTCTGTGATTCAGTGATTCGTCTTGCTTCTTCACGGTCTTCTGTGTCAATTCCACCATGGATGAAAAACAAACGGCGGTTGGAATTGTAACTATTTATCAATTTGTAAAGGGGCTCACCATGTTTCTCAACGTAATTAAAGAGAATTAAGGTGTTGCCAACCGTATCCATTGCCAATTTACTAATAAATTTGTTACGTCTTTCATGCATACACAGGTATTCTATCTCCTGTTGGTAGTAATCAAACGGCACCCACCCATGTTTTAGTAGTATAATATTTACTTTCAGTGGTGTGAGGTGTCCTTTCTTCTGTAGATCCTTAGTTTTTGTAACTTGATCAACACTACCAAACAACCCTTCTAATACTAGTTGGTGGGTTTGCAACCCATCTAGTGTCCCTGTAAGACCAATACGATATTTTGTATCTACCATCTTGGTGAGGATACCCGACAATGATTTTGCTTTATATAAGTGTGCTTCATCTCCTATGACAGCATCAAACCTGTCAAAGAAAGCTTTACCTTCTTTGTATATACTCTGCCAAGTAGATATTACAACTGGTTTGTCAACATATTTCTCTCTTCCTGCTCTAATCTTATGGCAATAAGCACTTGCTTTCCAACCATAGATCTCAAAATCTTTATACATCTGCTCTACCAATGATGTGGTAGGCACAATGATTAGTGTTTCTAGTCCTTTTTGCATATACCATCGGACTAGTGCATATATTATTAAGGATTTCCCTGATCCTGTGGGGGATAGTAGAAGCTTCCTACGCGACTTAAGTGCTTGATATATGCCTCGTAATTGGTAGTCCCTTGCTTTGAAAGGGAGACCCAAAGACCCAACAAAAGACGCTGTGCTTTGAGGTGTGACATACTCTTCATCCTCCTGTGGTATTCCATAATGATCGTCTTGTTTGACGACGTATTCATATCCTTTATTGTTAAAGAATTCTTCTAGGTAATCATATAGACCACAATATATTTCACCTGTGCCAGGCGAGTATAGTCTAATCTTTCCATCCCACACACGTTTCTTATAGTGTGGCATAAACTTAGCGTTAGGGACATCAAAACAAAAGTAGTCTGATAACTCCTTGTGTATATGCTGCTCGGTTTCTACCTTGAGGTATACTTCATTTTTCTTCCTAACGTATGTCATAGTATTTGATTATGTCAAATGCATTCTTAATAGCAAACCCACGGTTGTCTATAGATTTAAGAATCCTCTCACAAGAATTTATACAAGTTTCAAGGTAGTGGACTTTACTGTTTGCACGACATAAATCAGCATCACCATCTAAGTATACACCTAGATCTGATTTTAATATTTTTAGGGGATTTATTTTTCCATCTGCGTCTGGTTTCTTACCAGAGTAATACTCAAATTTAAGTAACCGCAACATCTTCTGATCTCTCTCTGCCTCTGAGAGCATCAGTCGAAATTGATTTAACCATTTCAAATACTTAGAATGTAGTTTAGCAGATTCTAATGAATCATTTGCAAGAAGCTCAGGCAACTCCCTATGGAGCTCAGAGTCCTTCTCCCACATCTCTTCAATTTTTGATAAATTCATTTATTCCAAACTGCTAGAGCGGACGTTAGTTTCGCCACTCTGTATCTCATACAAGATATACTTGAATGTTGCATTAGCGGTGGCATACTGTGTGCCATCTATTGTAGCATTAAAATCCAATCCTGACAAGGAGACTGGAAACAATCCTTTAAATACAACGTTGAAGTTTGCATTGAAGTTGCTGTTGAGCACTGTCAAAGATGCGTCAGCAGATATCAGATCCCAGTCTTTTGCATCGTATTGGAATCTAGACTTCATGAATGCCATAAAATCTGTCCTTTCTTTTGACTTCTCGGGGACACCGAGAGCACGCAACCAGTTATGTAGTAGGAGATAGTTTTCCATATCCTCATCTACTATGAAAGACATTTCAAAATCTTCGTATTGGAATGTACCTTCTAGTGGTAACTGACGTCCATACCTTGTGGACTGCATGGGTTGTGTAATTGTGATCGCAGGAATAGCAGCAGTCTGACTAAAGTACACGACCTTAGGAAACTTAGGCATCACCATCTTAAATCCTAGTGGTGATAGAAAGTTTCTATTTGATATCTGTGAATTCCAAGCGTTAGTCATTAGGCACCCATATAGGCAGGCGACATGACTCCACCTTCGGGGTCATCATCGTCATCATCATTATTTATATCGTACAGATCAAAGATCACCTTCAGTATGAAGTGAGCAAATAATCCGTATGTAAGTCCTCTAATGAAATGTATTAATAATATGCTAGTGTCGTAGTCCATACCTCTGTATCGGTGTGAGAATCTTTTCTCCTAGATCGTCTTTAACTGCCTCAACGACCTTATCTAAAATGTTTATATCAATGTGCATGAATGGTGGAATGATACCCAACATCCTTAATAAACCATCAACAAATAATGCTAGTGCTGTGAATCCTAGAATCATAGAGATAACTGTAGCGTCTCTATTATGCTTACGCATTGACTCTTCATCAATTTCTCGTGCCTGTGCAACTGCAAGGTTAACTGCATGCTCAATCATCTTATCCACCTCCTCTTTAGTGTAGGTGTATTGTTTAATTTTTTGTTCGCTCATGCCTATGTCTACAATGTCTGTGCGAGGAAACTCACTGAGAATTTTGCTGATCATTGATGTCCTTGGAGTTGTACCAGAAATCGTGCCAGTCTTTCGGAGAATCCGTGACGTCTTCAATTCCTATGATTTTTGCTTTCATTTTATCGATGTCATCTAAGAGATCATCGAGTCTATCTAAATCTTTTCTTGGCATACTAGATAAGTTTTTTATATTTTACTACATTATGCTCCTAAACGCAACAGGTAGATTGTAAACAAACCTAAAAGTAAGAAAAGCATGACGTAATATGTAACCTCGGTTACCATATCTATTTCGCTAGTTAATGTATTTATGGCATCCTAATAAAAAAGGCACCTTAGAAAGGTGCCCCTGTCTTTGTATTCTGACAATTTACATTAAGTTGTCAACTAACACACGTCTGTAGTAACGGTTCTTGTTAGCGTCAAGATCTCCGCCACCTTGGTCTGTGCCTTCAGCAAATGGGTTAGCAACCATTCCGTAACGAGTCTTAAACCCGATTTTTGGTTGGAATGTGTCCTGACCAACTGCTCTGACCATCTGTAGTGGGACATATGGGCAGTAGAATATTCCTGCGTCGTATGCAGAAGATCCTTTGTATCCACCAACGTAGAAGTGTCTGTCACTTACGTTTGCAGAGTAAGGGTCAACATAGACCTTGATTCTACCGTTTAATGTACCAGCAAGAGTGCTGCTGTTGTCATCTGGAAGTAAGTTACTGTTACCAGCTAGAGCAGGAGTGTAATCAAGCACACCAGCCATTGATAGAGCACTAGCCACGTCTGCTGAGCAGATGAGGATATTACCCTTTCCACGTCTAGTTTCATGCCCGATAGCGTTCATGTCTCTTTCGATCTGGAATAGAAGACCTTTAAACTTCTCAACTGACCATCTACCGTTGGAGTCAACGTCTAGGTCAAAGATACCTGCAGTTGCTGTGTTATTCTGTGCACCAGGTCTTGCGACTTTGTATACAGATCTTACAACTTCACGGTTGATTTCAGCAAGTACTTCAGTTGAAAGTATGTTTGCCAATTCAGACTCAGCGTCTAAACCGTGAACTGCCTTAAGGTCTTGTGCCAATTCTAGAGAATACTCTGCCTTGAGTGCTCTGGACTTTGCAGTCACAGTAACTTTCTCAATACTGAAGTTCATCTCAGCGAACTGGTTACCAGTAGCGTCTCCTAATGCTTCTGCCTGAGCTGTGGTCATACCAGTGTTAGTAGTATATGTACCAGAGTCGTTAAGAAGACCAGGGTTGCTTCCTGATTGAGCAGACTGTCCGAGGTCAGATGCTGCGTTCTCTCCAGAGAACTCTGCGTCTGCTTCGTTGAAGAATGCTTCTGATCCTGCTGTACGGTTTGTGCCGTAGCGTGATCTCATTGCAAATATAAGTCCTGTAGGACCTGTCATTGGTTGAACGCCTGCAATGTCGTATGCGATCAACTTAGGCATTGATCTTCTGATCAATGAGATGAGAACTGGGTCGAAACCTGCGACTGGACCTGTAGCTGTGCTACTACCACTGAAACCTGCTGTACCAGCAGACATAGTAGGAGCGGCTTCGGTCAATACACCAGCTTCTTCCTTAATAAATTTTTCTTGGTTCTCTAGGAGGACTGCGGTAACTGCCTTTCTGTAACTATCATTGATCTCTGGGAGATCTCCGTGAGTTAGGATAGGTGCCCACTTCTCCTGCAAGTGCTCAGAATTGAACATTTGGTTGATACCTCGTTAAGGATGTGGATTGATTATTTGGACCAACGGGAGAGAGCTTTTACATAAGCGTCCATTCCCTCATTGATAGGTTCTACATTCTCTACCTCAGTATCAGCGGAAGGTGCAGTTGCAGCTTCTGGTGACTTAGATGAGAAGTAAGACTCTCTGAGTGTTTGGATTTGCTTTTTGTAACTCTCAGCATCATTAAACTCAACAGCCTCTGCGAGAGCAGACAGTTTTTCGCGTTGCGAAAGGGTCAAACCCTCAGACGCTTGATTCACAATCCCATTCTTAATATAGCCGCCAATCTCTTTGTTAAGAGTAACATTCTCTTCGATTGACTGGTTGAGTTTTGTTTCCATTTGATCTAGTTGAGATGTCATTTCATCTACTAAATCAAGTTTCTCTTCGGGGAGCTCAATGTGATTCTCCACGAAAACTTTTTTGATTCCGTCAAGGACGTTTTCTGCCATCTCATTTTTGATACCGTGCTCAATAGCAAGGGAGTTGGTTTCCATCCAGTTTTTAACTGAATATGAGAGGTAGTCGTCAACCTTTTCTGCAAGGTCAGACTTGACTGTTTCAATTTCTTCTTCTAAGACTTTTGCATACTCATCATGCATACGTCCTAGTTCTTCGTTTAGACGAGTAACAACCGCTGCTTCAAAGATAGTCTTTGCTTTCTCTTTGAATTCTTCACTTAGGTCTTCGCCTTCTGTTAGGGCTTGAACGTCTGCAGAAAGATCTACTTCGATCACTTCCTTCTCGTCGCTCTCGTCCTCAGCAATTACTTCACCTTCAGGCTCATGCCCCGCCTTGACATCGCCTTTCATTGAGTCTACTGTTTTTCCACTTGCATCAGATGGTTTAGTTGCAGGAGGTGTAGCAGTAGGTCCGCCACCTGTTTTGTACTTGTTAGACTCATCGTCTGGTTTGGAATTCATAGGTGTAGGTCCACCAAGATCTTGGTATCCTGCTTGACCAGGTGTCCCAGATTCTGATTTTGGCATTGGATCCGCAGGTTTGGCGTTTGCAGTAACTGCGTTTTCATCCAGTGTTTTTTCTTTCAATTTAGACATCATTGTCTCCTAAGTGTACAAAGGGCGGTAATTGCTATAGTTATTTATATATTAGAAACTTTGAAGGTAGTCATTAAACGCGGAAAGCTTCCTTTCCTCCATTTGTGACCTTGCTGCAGTGTCAATTCTCTTGCGGATTTGCTCTATTGTTTGCTCATGAATGGCACCATTTGCGTAAATCCATTCTTTTCCTTCCATAATGCCATCGACAAAAGCGTCGGGTGCTGATGGATCGGCAACAATATCTGCTGCAGTTGCAAGCATGAAATCGTCCATTACGACTTTCATACCGTTTTCTTCTTTGATTGTCCCCAGTCCTCTAGAGGAAACGCCAAGTTTTACACCTTCGTCTAGAAGATTCTTAGCAATGTTACCCATAGGAGTGTCGAGGATTCTCGCTCTTCCAATAAAGTTATTACCTTCATTCTTTAATGAGGTAATTAAATGTGACACGCGATCTAAGTTAATTGTAGGACCATCAGGGTGACCCAATTCTCCTAGTGCACGTCCTTTTTTAATGTATGATTCGTTATATTTTTCAACTTCTCTCTGAAGTGTAGGGACAGGATACATACGACCATTTCTATTTTTGATCGCACCTTGAAGAAACACACCTTCTATGAAGTGTCTTTTCTTTCCATCTTTTCCTTCGGTGATTAAAACCTTAGCGGTTTCAATTTCCTCCCTGATCAGTTTCATCTTTAGATTCCTCTGGTTGTACTTCAGTTTCAGTTTCAGTTGATGCTTGAGGGGTTTCTGGTTGATCTTCCGCTGCTGGCTCTTCCACTTCTGGTGGCTCAGGAGCGATAATTGTCTTCCCAACCTCTGCTTTTCTAGCATCGATAGCGTCAACAGCAGTAGTTTTCATTCCAGTCGCAACGTAATCACTTACGTCCTTCTTTCCTGCAAATAATGCGTTAACTATATCTAGGGCTGCTTGAGTAGGCATAATAATAACAAAATATGTAGTTATTTATATATTTCCTGCGTCATAGTCTGCGGGATCTATTCCTTGCTGTGCAGGATCAGGTTCTGGGGGTTGTAATGCCATCTCCATTTGCTGCAATTCCAACTGCTGCATCTGTACTGGAGAGACTAATTGTCCAGATTTCATCTCTTCATCCATTTGCTTATCTATTTCGTTGAATTCCATCTCTGTTTGACGGAGTATTTGACGTCTTAGATACTCAAGTGAGAAGTATTTACCTGCGTAAGGATCCATTTGTTGTAACAAAGACATTCTTTCCGTTAGGATTTCCTGTGCTTTGAGCTCCGAGAAGTAGTTATCCGCAACGTAATCGTATTGAATATGCTCCTTCATATCCTCCCATTCTTCCAAGGTGCATACACCTTTAAGGACTAACTGAGTCTTTAGTAGATCGCTGAATAGATCACTAAATCTCTTGCGGAGACGGACTATGAATTTTTGGAATTTAACTTCATCTCTAGTGATCTCAGCGGATCTTCCTAGGTTGAAGCTTGAGTCAGATTCTAATCTAGACTCAGGTACGTTGAGTGCACGGTATAATTTCTTTTGGAAATACTTGACATCTTCCAATTCACCTAGGTTTTGTCCACCTGGTAATGTAGATATCTCTGTGCCTCTACCACCTTCACGTCTTGGTAACCAGAAATCTTCTAGCATAGACATGAATTTCTTGTCGTCTCGAATCTCACCAGTGTCTGCGTTATACACTAGTTTGTTTCTGTATCGACTCATTACCTCGCGGAGATATTGCTCTGCTTTTTGTTTAGGTAAGTTTCCTACATCGATATAGAAGATTCTTCTTTCGGGTGCTCTGGATAGACGATAGATAACCAGAGAATCCTCAATCATTCTTAGTTGATTGAGTGCTTTGATTGATTTATGTAGGTGAGATAAAACAATGTTTCTATTCATGTCCCTCTTACCAGAGTGGACATAACAGATAGCGTCAGGTGCAATCTTTACACCTTTATTTTCAAATCCACGGAGTCCTTTAGGAGCATATATGTAATACTCAAGTGACTTGGGTACTAATGATTCTCCCTGCGGATCACCAGGTCCGTTTGCTAAACCTGATCCGCCTTTTCCTCTGTCGAATTCGACAACCTTTTTAATTTTGCGTGGATCGATATACCTTAATTCTGTAATACCTTCGCCAGGTTTATCAGGATTAATCATCTTATGGTAGAAAAGTCTACCATCTATATACCATCTACGAAAAATATCGTATGCTCTTCTATCAAAATCTAATAGAGATAAGATGTTTTCAAACTCCTCTCTAATTCTTTTCTTAAGAGTATCACTTGCTTGTAGGTTTGATAACTCTAGATCAATAGGATGATCGTCTAATTCGCCTGCGATAGCTTCATTGACTATATCATTGATTGCTGCATCCGCTTCTGGGTGCAGAGA